CCAGACCTCCACGGAGTTCGTGCCAAACAGCCATGCCTCTCGGTGGTCGATCATAACGGCCACTAGGCCGTCTGGTGAGCCTTCAGCGGAGGCAAAGTCAAGCGGGTCAATCGACAGGCCGTCCAGCAACTGCGTCACCCAGATGCGCTGGCTGTTGGGTTCGTTGAAGACGAAATAGCCGTCAAGATACCCAACCGTCACCGCGCCCGGGAAGTCCGGGTCAGTAATTTGCTGGAACACGTTAGTCGTAAAGTTATAGATAAACCCATTCGGGTTACAGGCAACAAACAATTGGAAACCGTTATCGGCCATCGATACCGGACCAGTGCCGGTGATGTCGCCAAGTTTCGTAATGGTCAGGTCAGGCGTGGCTTTATAAAGTTCCGATCCCGACGCGATGTACAGATTGTTGCTGTTGTTCCAAAGGCCACGGATCGGGCCAGTGCCGATGGTGGCAATCAACTCCATGCCTGGGCAACGCTGTAGGTACGCCGGTTCCTTACCGCCTTCGGGAATAACCTCGGGGTAAAGGTTAACCATGCGGGCATCTGCCGCATTGGGGCTACGTACAACGTATGAAGACCCAAGAATCGGCGTCTTCATGGCTTACGCTACAGTGGCACCGTTGTTGGAGACAATCCACCAATCGGTCCCCAAAAATTGCAGCAGCACGCTCTCGCCGACGGCGTTAAACGTAATCGTCGTGCCGTTACCAAAGTTAGCCGGGGTTAAAATGCCCGTGTCGGCTCCAGCGGCTTCCGCAACGTAGACAATTGCTTTGAACTGTCCTGCAACGCCGTCTGCCAACGTCAGGGCATCGCCCGTGCCGGTTGAGGTAAACGCCGTGGTAAACGTCGTGACGTTGACTGCGCCGGGGCCACTTAGGCTCTGTACGCTACCGACCACAGCCCCTGCAAACGTCTGCGTCCCTGTAAACGTCTGCGCCGCGTCCGTGCGGGCAATGCTTGCGTCCGTGCCGGGGAATGTCATCGTCGTGGCGTCGGTGCCAGCGAACGTAATCGAATTGTTGCACGTCAGCGTTTTGCTGTTTGCAATTGTCAGCGTGGCAGAGGTTGCCGGAGCGGTAATCGCAACTTTGTTGATGCTCGTCGCTGCTGCAACGCCCAAAGTCGGCGTCGTCATCGTCGGATTGGTCAGCGTGGCGTTAGTAAAAAGATTGGTGTAGGTAATTTTTTTCGTCAGACTGCTTTGGACGAGCGGGAACACATCGCTGCCCGATGCGGATGACGCAGCAGGCAAAGCGGAAATCGTGATCTTCGTAGCCATGATTAGTAGTTTCCGGCGTAAATGTTGTAGCGGTTACGACGCGCAATGATGCTGTACGGCATGGCCATTACGTCACGCGGGTTGTTGATGCGCTTGAGATCGCGCTTGCTGTACATCGCCACGCGGCGCACATCTGGCGACGGGTTGACGTTGAACTCCGGGGCAAGCTCAAGAGCAAGGTTGTAGCGGAACGCACGGATGTAGCCCGGCGGGAACAAAAGCGTCGTTTCCAGCGTTGTCGGGTTAGCGAGCGGTTGCACTGAGATAAAGTGGAACTCGAGCATTCGGCTCGGCACCGGATACACAGACAACGTAATGTTCGGAAACGTCATGTTTACAAACATGACTTGCGGATACGTGCTGGTGACGGTCTTTACCGCGATGTTGTTGTACTGCAACTGATTGATGAACTTGATGCCATACGCGACGTTAGTAGTCGGATCGCGAAAGAACGTAGAGTCATCAAGCAAAATCGGGCGCTGCGTTGTCGCGTCATCAACGCCGATGTAATCATCGTCTTGCGTCACAATCGGCGTTTCGCTTTGCGTGGCTAACAAATATACGAAATCGCCCGTAGGGCCGAGCGTGCGGATACGCGCACCCGGCTCCCACATATACGTCTGATCCTGCGTGCAGAACACTGACAATCGTTCAGTGTTCCAGCTTTCCAGCATCTGGTTCAGCGCGGGCAGATTGTCCTGATACACCGATTCAGGCAATACGTTGCCCGAGTCGGTCAATCCCAACAGCCTGTGCGCACCGTTCAGCAAATCACGAACGGTATACATGGCTTAACTCCCAACGCCGGTCGGACCACCAATCAAAGCAGATTGCGGAACCGATCCCACATCCGTGTAAATGTTCGATGCCGGGATGTTGCCAATCTTGGAGTTCGGCAACTTCTGGATGTTGGTGCGGATGAGGCTGTCGAGATCGACGCGCAGATTTGCAACCGTCTCCGGCGCGACCTTGCTGCCGTACTCCGGTGCAAGTTCCATCGCCAGCGACAGTTCAAGCAAACGCTGATACCCAGGCGGCAGATACTGCGTGCTGGTCAATGTTGCATAACGCGCAATCGTTTTCTCAGCCTTGATAAAGATAGACACCGCCGCGTTCGGGGTCGGGTACAGCAGTACCTGACCATACGGGGTGTTCGGGCGGTATAGGAGCTTCGTCGGCGTACCGGCGACTGCCTTGTTGGCAATGTTCGTCCAGTATTGCTCAGTGATTAGACCGAGCGGGGTATCGACGTTGGCGATACGGACAAACGCGCCAACAATACGAATCGGGCGGTTTGTGACCCAGTTCGCCGCAGGGGACGTATCCGGGTCGTTACCAATCGTGTAGGTGTTCTGTGCGTTAACAGTCGTAAACTGTTCGGCTAGCGTGCAGAAGTAATACTGCGGATTAGCCTGCTGAGAATCAATTACGGAGTTAAGGCTGTAAAGCGAATCCTGTGCTTCGGCAGCCGTCGGTGCTTCACCAGACGCGAGCAGTCCGAGCAAGCGCATGGATTTGTAGATGATGTCTTGCGCGTAAACAGCCATTGTTAATTCCTCAAGTCATCGAGTCGCGGGGTTTTCTGCCGCGCTTCGGCCTTAATGCGTTAGCAGAAACGCCCGACGCCTCTTCTTCAGAGGACGTCGGGGTTTCCATTTCGTCTGGGTCGTTCGGATCATACTCCTCCCAACCCCATTCCATATCATCTCTGGCTTCCTGCTGAGATATGGCGACCTTAGTTCCGTGACGGGGATGACGCAAGTAAATGTTCATTCCGGCTTCGACTCCAATGGTTCGCCAATCTCAGGGGCTTCAATACGATTCACCAACATCTTGTAGGCTGAGATGACCGCTTGGCACTGAGCCACGTAGGTTTGTGCTTTAGCAACTTCTTGCTCGAGCGAATCAATCTCAATCGACAAAAACTCTTTGGTGATCTGCATTTACACCACAGCCATCAAAAAGAACGTCGTTCCTGCGTCCGTCACGCACGCAATCTTACGGTTCGGCGTGGCAGAAGTGCCACCTAGAACTGCGACCATCGCGGCGGGAAGGTTGAGCAAGTTCGTTACAGTGCCCGTGTTGCTGTTCGATGCACGGATAAACGCAGCCGATCCCGGCAGGGTGACGCTGCTCGGGAAGTCCGAGTCCACGTTCACCGCAGCCAGCGTACCGCCTGGGGTCACGCCAGAAGCCACACCAAGGGTCGCACGAATCGCGTTCGCAGCGCCCGAGATGGAACCACCAGAGTTAACCGACAAGCTGATATGCGCACCGTTCGTCGTCTGGCCTGCACCCTGCGCAGCCGCCACAGTCGAAAACGCACGGAGGGTTTCTCCAGCGCCAGCGCCCGTGAAGTTTACGCGAGAGTAGATGCCCCGCACATCGCCCGAAGCATGGGAAGCAGTCACATAAAACTGATTCACGCTGCCCGAGGACGACTGTGCAATCGGCGACGAAGACGCGCCAGAGGACACGCCACCGGAAGTGACGCGGCCCGTAACGCTAACGCTTTCAAATTCCGGGTCAGCGAAAGCAACACCAATTGCCTTTGTATTCGGCATAGTCAGTACCTCTTAGAGATGCCCCCGACGAGTCTCCCCGCCGGGGGCGTTGCTATTAGCCGAGACGGTAGGCCGTCCAAGCCGCATCGCCAGACTTACGGGCGCGGAAATGAGCCGACGTACCGTCAGCCACCACCGCAGAACCCACAACCGTCCAGCCCGTGCCCGAGAACGTAATGTCGTTGCCCGAGTCGTCGCCGAGGTTGATGCAGTAGAAATCGAACGTGCTACCAACTTTGGCGCTCGAAATCTCGTCATCAACGTCAGCCGCCGCAGCCAACGAATACGTACCCGCGCTGGAGCCACCCGGATCAACGGTAAACACACCCTTTTCAAGGTCTGCAACCGCAATCGTGCCGGACGCGCCCGCGTAGGCCGTCACCGTTCCAAGAACACCAAGCGTGGCTTCGGCAAGGTTGCCGTCGCCTACTTGATAACCACCAGTACCATTAGGAAGTGCCATGTTTAGTTACTCCTGTGAATTTAAAAATTAGCCCCAGATGCGGCAGGCCATCTGCGGACGGATCACCGAGTAGCCATACAGCACGTCGATACGGCACGGCATACGGTCGTTGTTGATGTCGTACTGACGAACAACGCGCATGGAGATACCGTTGTGGACCTGACGCGAAGCCATGTCAACGCCCTGCGGGAGCAGGAGGTCAGCCGTGGCAAACGTGATCGCGTCCTTGTGGTACACGAGGTTCTGCGGGTACTGCGTGGACACACCGCCGAGGAACGTCACCGCTGCCGCAGCCTGCGGGAACGAGTTGACGGTCGCCAGAGCGTGAGCTGAGGTGTAAATCGCCGGGCTGATCTTGACGTTCGTGTACAAGCTGCTGGCCGCAGTGATGTCTTCCGTCACCACAAACTGCTGCAACGAGCCGGTTGACTCGCGGGTCTGCGGGTTGACCGCAAACACGTTCGCAATCGTGAACACGTCGCCCTTCTTGAGGGTCTGACCGTCAACACCCACGAGGGTGATCTGAGTCGCACCCTGCGTGGACACCGTGGCGCTGACCGTCGTGGTCGCAGCGCGGCTGCCGGTCGTGAACTGCTTGATCGACTGGGACATATTGATTTCCTCGTATCCGAGGACGCCCATGCCCATCATGCCGTTCTTGAACTGGCGGCTAACGGTATCGGTCGGGTTGAACAAGCCCTTCATGCCCTCGACGAGCGCAGCGTTGGCAGCCGGGTTAACGGTTGCATAGCGCGGCGACATGACGGCAGCGGCTTCGTTCAGCTTCTGCTGCGCCTGCAACAGGACCAACGAGGTGCCCGGAGTCGTTCCCGGCGTACCCACCGACTGGTAGATGCTGTTGAAGGAGTTGGCAACGTCAGCGTCAATGCTGGAAGCGAGCTGGCTGATACGCGGCTTCAGCACGCGCTCGGCAAAGTCGTCCAACTGGAGTGCCATTTCGGCGCTGGTGAAGTTGACGCCAATGTGCTTCTGCGAGGCGACGGTGAGCGTGGTGAACTGCTCGTTGTCGTCCTGAACCTGAAGCGCAGCGCCGTCGGTCACAAGAGCGCGATCCGGCAGACGGATACGGAGGGTCGAACCAATCTTGGCACCTTCGACAGCGAAGCTGTCGTCGTACTGACGGTTCACGTTACGGGTGATTACAAGGTTGTTCTCAAGGATTTCGAGAGCCTTCCTCGTAATCATATCAATGGTAAGAAGTGTATTAGCCACAATAAATCTCCAAAAAGTTAGCGGTTACGCATTGCCTCCCACTTCTTAATCTGTCTAAGCCGCTCTGCTTCAATCCACTCTGACGTACTCATCTCTTTGACAGAGCGAGGGTCAGTCGTGTCTCGAACCGGAGCGCCTACGGATTTGGCCGTGACAGGCTTAATCGGCGGGGGCGCACTAGTTGTCTTTTTAACCGGCGGATTGTCGGCCAATTTGACCTCAATCTTGCCGATCTCTTTGGCTTGTAGGTACGGCGATAAGCGGGAAATACGCTCAGCTTCTTTAGGGTTGGAACCAAGGTAATAAGCCAGGTCCGGCCCAAGATCAGATGCCTGAATCGTCTGCGCCATCACGCCCGTAATCGGTAGGTTCGGGTTGTAAGCGACTTGCTCGAAGTCGTCATACCGTTCCCGAGCCGACTCTTCGCGGTCGTGATATTGGCTCAGAATCTCGATTTGCTGGCGTTCCGCTTCCCGGCGGGCAAGGAGTTCTTCGGCCTTACGCTCAGCCAAGGCTTCGGCGTAGGCTTCAGGGTCTGCATCCCTACTCGGCAGTTCTGCGGGCGCGTCAGCTCTTGGAGCTTCTTTCGCCTTTAGCGACTGTTCTCTTTCCCACTTGCGACGTTCCCGTGCAAGCCTCTTGCCTACCATCGCGTCCAACTCTTCTTGAGTGAACGTTTTAGCAGGCTTTTCCTCCGGCGTTTCTGCCTCTTGGGCAACAACTTCGGGTTCCGGGGCTGCCGTAGCCGCCGGTTCCGGCGCGGGTACTTGTTCCGCTAACAGTTCATTTTCAGACATTGTGATTCCTTACGAATCCCTGGTGAACCGCACCAGTACGGTAAAACTTAACTGTAGTAACTGATGTTCAGTGTCGCACTTGCCGACTGCTGAATAAACCTTATTTTATTTAGGTCACCGTCATATTGCAAAGGAACGCCAATTGCAAGAGGCATACCAACCGAAGCCGTAGGATTAGTGCCATCATCGCGCCATCTAACCGG